GCGCCGGACGAGACGGCGTTCCGGGAAGGACAACGTTCCGTGATTAAATGGCTCGAAAGCCAAATAGAGGAGGACGAAGCAAATGTCATTTGTGCCGATGAAAAGGATATTGACGGATGAGGGCTGGATTTTAAGGCCGTATGAGATAAAAAAGGAAGGAGAAGATAATGACAGAACCGACGGTGGTAACGGAAGAGAGCAAGGCGGCGACGGGCGTATTGGAGCTGCAGGAGACGACAGCCACAAACCAAGCGCAAGACACACAGGACGTATGGGAAAAAGATAATTGGGAAGACAACGTTCCCAATAAATTCAAGGACGCGGACGGGACGATAGACGTAAAGGCCGTAGCGAAGTCTTACGTTAATCTTGAGAAGTTCAGGGGAGAGGCCGCGCCTAAGACAGCGGCAGAGTATAAGTTAGACCTTAAGCTGTCCGACGAAGTCCAGCTGAACGAGGAAGTCCATAAGGAGTTTCTTAATGACTGCCTTGCCGCAGGCATGAACAGCAAGCAGGTTCAAGCCGTTATAGACAGGGCGCTTAATTTTACTGGTAAGGAGATACGGGCGCAAGCCCAAACGAAGGACAACACAATAGCAGCCCTTAAGCAGGCGTGGGGCAAGGACTATGACGTCAATATCCAATCCGCTCAAAGGGCGTTCGGCGCGGCGATAGGTGAAGAGTTCACGGCAGAGGAGAGGCAGAGGGCGGTCAACGACCCCTTACTCATCAAGATACTTTCCAAGTTCGGCGGCGGCTTGAAAGAGGATACGCCGCCTTTGGGCGTCGGGGTCTCGGCGGCTGAAGATGTTGGCGCGCTTATGAAGAGCGAAGCGTATTGGGATAAGAAGCACAAAGACCACGATAGCGTTGTAAATAAGGTTACGCAGTTTTATGTCGCGAAGAACGCGAAAAAAAGTGCTTAGTTGCTACTAAGTAGTTGCTACTAAGTAACTTATAGGACTGACGTAGACAGCCCGTTGTGCTTGCGATAACCGAAAGGCCGGAAGCGGAGCGGATAACTTGGGCGTCGGGTGATAGCCGCACAAAAAACCAAGTAGGATGGAGGCATTATGTCATTCGAGATAACAAAGGCGTTTGTAGACCAGTTCAGCGCTAACTTCCTGACGTTAGCGCAACAGGAGGATAGCAGGTTCGCGTCTTGTGTAGACGTGGACAGTGGGATAGTAGGGCAGTCCAAGACGGTTGAGCGCATAGGGGCAACAGAAGCACAGCAGATGTTCACGAGGCACGGGGACACGACGCCGTCGGATACCCCCCATTCAAGGAGATGGATTGACCTCATAGATTACAACTGGTCTGAGTATATTGACGACCTCGACAAGGCGAAAATGCTGGCAGACCCGACATCTGAGTATTTGAGGGCGGGCGTCAACGCCATGAACCGCAAAAAGGACGAAATTATAATCGCGGCTCTGAGGGGCAACGCAAGGACGGCGGACTCAGGTAATGTTGCGTTACCGTCGACGCAGAAGATAGCCGTAGACGCCACAGGTCTCACGATAGCGAAGTTGTTATCGACTAAGAGGACGCTTGACGAGGCGGAAGTTGGAAGTGAAGAGAGATATTTAGCGGTTTCCGCAGAGCAGATTGCCGACCTACTCGGAGTTCAGCAAGTTACAAGCTCCGACTATAATGCAGTAAGGACGCTTGTTGATGGCAAGGTTGATACCTTTCTCGGCTTCAAAGTCATCCAGACGGAAAGGCTTGCTAAGGTAGGCACGTCCAGATTCTGTATGGCGTGGGCTAAGTCCGGTTTGAGACTCGGTGTTGGGACAAATATAGCTACAAGAATTTCTGTCCGACCGGATAAGAACTATTCGACCCAGGTCTACGCTCAGATGTCTTTGGGCGCGGTAAGGACGGAAGATGTAAGGGTAGTCGAGATAGCTTGTTTAGAGGCTGCCTAAGAAAACAAAATCAGTGGGGGTGGTATAAGCCCCCACTTAAAACGGAGGTAACACAATGGCAGTAACAACGGAAAAATCTACACAGGTAACGAATATGGAAGCAACTCCGCCCGTCCGTCTTGCGGCTGGCGAACTACACGGCAGGATGAGAATAGCGCGCTTTACCTTCACGCAGGGCGCGGCGGCAGGAGATGCCAACTCGACAGCCGACCTCGTTAAGTTACCGGCGGGGAAGAACGTAACGCTGCTTAAGAACCTTAGCAGAATAACCTGCTCGGCGCTTGGCGCGGCAAGGGTGGTAGATATAGGGCATACCGGATATACCAATATCGATGGCACGGTCATTGCTGCAGCTGCCGATAACCTGCTCGATGGCGGCGATGTCTCGGCGGCGGCAACGCTGTCGATGGGAGCTGGCACGAATGGGCTTACGGCTAATGACGCCGTTGTATTTAACAGCAGGGGTGGCGCAACCTTGCAGGCGAAGGTAACCGGCGGCACGATACCTGCCGGTGCAACACTTAACGGATATTTCGTTTATATAGAGGACTAAAAGTTTGAATGATACGAGGGGGTAACTCCCCTCGTATTTTAAGGGGGGAGTATGCCGTCTGACGTGCAAATATGCTCAAGCGCGGCCGTGTTGTTGGGCGACAACTCGTTCTCGTCCTTTGACGAGTCGAATACGTCAAGGCGAGCTAATATATTGTGGGCGCAAACCCGCGACATGGTGTTACGCTCTCACCCGTGGAACTGCGCGATTAAGAGGATAGCATTAGCTCCAAATGCGGCAGCGCCTGTGTATGGGTGGACGTATGCTTTTCTATTGCCGGCGGACTGCCTTCGTGTTTTAGACGCGGACGATGCTGAGCATAAAGTCGAGGGACGTAATATCCTCGCGGATACAAACCCGTTATATGTCAGGTATGTTTACCGCAACGATGACGTGGCGTCTTATGACGTCCTTCTTATAGCGGCATTAACGGCGGCTATGGCGGCTGAGCTGGCGTATCCCATTACCAAGTCAACGTCGGCGCATGACTTCTTTATGCGTCTCTACGTCGAAAAACTGCGGGTAGCGAGGAGTGTTGACGGACAAGAAGATTCGCCCGACACTTTTGGTGATAATCCCTTTATATCTGTGAGGAACGGTGGCTAAGGGTTATTCCATACAGACGAACTTTGCAGGCGGCGCGCTCGACCCGAAACTTCACGGGCGTGTCGACCTGCCTATCTACGGGAACAGCGCGAAGACATTATTAAATGCGTTCGTTCACAGGACTGGCGGAGCAGAGCGGAGACCCGGATTGCGTTTTATTGACAACGAGGGGACGGGCGCAAGTGTAGTTATCCGGTTAATCCGGCTGGGCGTATTCCGCAAAGATTTATCGCCGCCTGCTCTTCAGTATTATGTCATTGAGATTAAGAGCGACAACACGATAGACTTTTACACTAACGGCGCGAAAATTGCCGGCGCGTCTATCGCAAGCCCGTATACAGGATTGGACTTGTTAAAGTTGCGCTACGCTCAATTCGATAGCGTCCTGTATCTAACCCATCCCGAAAAGCATCCGCAAATGCTCAAAAGGACGAGCGATACGGTATGGACGATAGCCGACGTTCCTTTTAGGTTGCCGAACGCATTCCCCACGCAGGCGGCATTAACCGTCTCAAGTGCTACTTATGCCGGCGGGATTATAACGGTAACAACCGCAATAGCTCACGGATATTATACCGATGAATATGTCAAGACGACAGGCTTCACGCCTTCGGGATATAATGGGACAAACAAAATAACCGTTACGGGCGCGACAACTTTTACTTTCACGTCCAGCGACTTTGGCGTAGTAAGCGCATTGGGAACGGCGCAAGGCGTTATTCAGCTGACATATTCAGGGGTGAATATAACGGCGAATATGCCTGTATCACATGGCTATAACACAGGGGAAATAATCAGCATATCAGGTGCGACGCAAAGTGCTTATAATGGCGATTTTGCGATAACTACGCCAGACGTGCCAGATGATAAGACGATAGTAAGCATAACACGTGCGACACAAACGGCAACAGTAACCTGCCCTTCCCATGGTTATTCAACGGGGCACTGGGTGGAGATGTCCGGTATTATTCAAGAGGAATATAACGGAGAGTTCCAGATAACGGTAACCGA